AGAGTTAAGCTCTTTCATACCATTCATCCCTAGCTTGAAGTATCTAAGAAAATCATTTTCACTAGTCTTACCTTCTTCTACTAAAAGGTCATTTATTATTTCTTCTAATTCTACATACATTACGTTATATCTACATTATCATTTATTACATCTTCTTTAGCTGCTCTCATTGTTGTAAATGTTGCTACTAAAGACTTTATCATATCAGGCACAGAATCTGCAGGAACTGGGAACTCTTCGTCCATTCTATAATTTCCAGACTTTGCCAACATCCATACGTTTATAAACATTGGGTATTTTATATTGCCTGAGTTTTTAAACTCTTCTTGTGAGTTTGCTACAACATCTCTAGGATGTTCGTTGTATAAATACAACTTAGACCTGCCACTTTCAGATTTATCTACTGAAATATTTTCAATCATGTGATGACGATTAGGCTCTGTTACACTATCTTGCCTGTACCAATATTTTCTACCACTAAGAAGTATTGCATTGTCATACATTTTAGAATACATACCTGGGTTAGCCATTCTATAGTAACAATACAATTCTCTATAATTTAATCTTTCAGAGGATTCATATAGGTCTTGTCCACCAAAACTATCTCTGGCTGTTGTTGCATCTATTGTCCCATCTGACTGAAAATCAACACTATCAAATCCACCAAGAGCAGTTTCTTCTTCAATAGAAATGTCAGCACCAGCACCAGTATCAGGGTTTATATAAGCTCTTATACCATATACCTTTAGCTTTGCAGCATATTTGTTAATCCACATTTTGGCTAAATTAGCTGATGTTATAACACCATAACCTGTGTTAGCATCACTATTAGCAAGCATATCTTCGTGAGTTATTTCTATATATGTATTTATTGTTGTTGAACCTTTATCTTTTATTCTATCTATGTCAGCTCCAAGTTCTTTTAGTCTTTTGTTTTTAGAATAATTAATTGTTATCCCAAAACCTCTACCACCATAAATGCCTGCAGTTTCTGCTGACTCTGAATATGTGCTTTGTTTAAAAACACCAACACCCTGACCACTATCATCATTTACGCCTAATAAATCTAAAACCTTCTCATCAGTTAATATAGATTTGAAATACCATTCTGATGGAACTGTTTGTGAAGCACCTAAATAAAAATCAGTATAAGTGCTTTCAAATGTTACAGAAGTAATTCCATCATTTTCAGATGGACTTTCAGTCTTATCCCAAGTCATTGTAAGCTTATTATCTTTTAAGAATTGTTGAAAATCAGAAGTGCTATGCAAGCTAGAAATCATCTGATTAGTGTTTATATTGTGCAAGGTTAAATTTTTAACCTCTGATTGACCTTGGCTTTTGTAATTAAACTGAAACTTAAACTGTTTTACAGTTTCTTGACTATATCCAAAAAGTAAAGAGAACTCAAACTTGTTACCAAGATTATAAGAACCCTTGGATTTAAAGTTTTGAAAGTTAATTAAGTATTTAGTTGAGGTAGCGTTGTGGTCTTCAGCATCTGCACTATTTACTAATATATCATACTTATCTCTTCTAACATCATATCCTGTAGTATCACTAGTTCCTTCGTACACATCAGTTACTTTACAAACTCTATATATACCACCATCGTTTGGCAGATTTACTGGTTGGTGAGGTAGGTATACAAAAGGTCTTCCTCCACCTCCATAAAGGTTGTCTACAAAGATTTTACATCTATGAACACTTATAAACTCACTTGGCAGCTCATGCTCACCCAGAGTAGCATTTTCTAATATAGTTTTTCTAATTAGAGAATCTCTCTCCTGTTCTAATAAAGCTCCAACCTCTTGTGGTGTTATTTTAGAATCATCATTTATCTGACCTCCATTTACCAGTCTTAATACTTGTTCTACTATTTGTCCTTTCTTTGCCATTATTGTGATTGTTCTAATACTGTCGTTGTCCCATACTCTACCACAGTAGCCTCTCTAATATTAACACCTAGATAAGATAATATCCTGTGACCTATTTCTTTATGAGTGCTTTCAGGTAGAGTTAAATTAACTGCGTTAGAAGAATTATATACCTCTACATTGCTAACCAGTGTAAAAGACCATTTAGGGTCAGCTGGTTTTTTAACATATGTTAATATACAATTTCCTGTAGTTTCATTACTACCATTGCCAGTATAAATATTTATGCCATTGCTATTTATTATTGCGATAGGGAAATCTTGAGTTGGGGCATTTAAGTGGCTCTTTCTTCTTTTGTTTAGCTCACTAGCTGTAACCACCTCAACATCAGAGTTGTTAAATTTTAAGTTTAAAAAAAATAAATAATCAGTTGGTATTGTAAAATTACCTGAAGAAACTGCAAGAGAAGAAGTATCAATAACAGTTCTCAACTCGTCAGTAAGTTGTTGATTATGTTTATAACCATTGGCTATACCATCAGGAGATGGATTACCCACTCTATCTTTTATTAAATCTAACTGTGCTCTCTTAGCTAACATATTAAACTCACTAGGCTTTAACCACCCTCTGTTTTCCTTGTTAGCCATAAATTTTACAAATCTGTATATTTCGTCTATTGTCATAATACACAAATATAGTAAAAAAAAGAGGGTTACAAAAGCAACCCTCCTTAAAAAACAGATATGAGTAATTTTATTAGCTATTAAACTTAGCTATTTGTTTCTCCATTTCTTTCAAAACTAACTCTCCTTCTCCATCTAAACAGTAGTCAGCAAAATGGTCAACAGTGTCAACTCCCACTGGAACGTGAGTAATTAAAACTCTGTCAGAACCTCTTACCCAAGAAACTCTATTTATCTCAGTATCAATAATATTATACTCTCTAGCATTTATAATTGTTTCTTTGATTGATGTTTTAGGGTCATTCAATCCAGTTAAAAATGAAAAAGGGTCTTTCTTAGCCAACATCTTCATGTCGTATCTAATCTCCTCTGTACTTTTATCTACATTGACACCCAAAACTTTAGCATATCCAACTAGCTTATTAAAAGGCATTTTAAGAGCTAAAGACATAGCATCCATTTCTTTCATTTCTCTTTGAATAACTTTTTTAGCATCTTTAGACTTATCAACTACTTGGAATGTAGCAGCAGCACTAGTCATTCTGTTTGGATTATTTTTGTTTGCGTTACAAACATCTAAATACTTTTTTAAGGTTGGATTCTGAGCATTTACAGCTATGAAGCCTTCATTAAATGTAATAGGTGCTTTTACTTTAGCATCCTTTTTTTGCTCGTCTTCGTATATAGAAACCTCTCCAGGTATGTATCTAATTTTTCTATTTGTATCTGTTATAGGGTCGTAGATAACATCTTCTGCTTTTATCATATATACAACAGGGTATCTCCATCTTCCATTTGGTAATTTCTTTCTACCCTTAATTAGTTGATATATAACAGGCTTGTTTGATTTTTTACCAAACGAAGGTGTTGTAAAAGGATTATCTGATTGTTTTGGCATTGGTGGAACTTTCCAGTCTACCTCTGCTGGGATTGAATCTAATACTGCTGTATTAACTTCAGTTTTCTTTTTTGGGAATGTTTTTTTCTTTGTCATTTTATTAAATATTAAATTAAAAATTAAGTTAAACATTTTTGGAGGGAGAGAAACTCCCCCTCCTCAATGTGTTCTTTATACTGCCTGTATATCATTTCAAGACAGTTAGTAAAATACTACTAAGAAGCAGCTCTAGTTAAAATGCTAATTGCAACGCCTGAAATAGCTACAGCAGTCCCTGATGAATCAGGTCCTACTGATAAAAATTCACTATTTGGTGCGTCAGCTACAGTTATCATGCTCTTACCAGTACCAGCAACTTTAGGTGCATCCATAGCAGCTAAAATAGCTTCTATAACTTCCTTTTGTTTATTTGCTGTAATAGTTAGAGTAATCAAATCTGATACATCAGCAGACGCTAGGTTATCACCTAGCTCTATTGGACCCTCTACAGGTTCAAAAGCCATGGTAATCTCCCCAGTAGCTCCAGATGTATGATTGAATCCTCTAAACTTAGATACAGGAACACAATAACACTTATCTGACTCATCAAATGCAGTGGTATCATTACTATTGAAATATAAATACTTTTCCATTTTTATATAAAGTTTAAAAGGTTAATAATTAAGATTTCTTGATTAACATAAATCTGTTAGGTGCAAATCCTTCAAAACCTCTTTCAGTTCTATAGTGAGACTTTAAGTTGTCTTCAGCATTTGTCTTATTCTTAAGAACAGCAGAACCTGTTAACCAGTGCTCCATTTCTCTTGAATAACCATTAGCAGCTTTAAATCTAATTCTTAACGAAGGAATCTTAGCACCACTTCTAGCATCTCTCTGAGTATCCATAGGAATACACATACCATAGCCAGGATAGTTGAAACCAGTTGCCCCCATTAATTTTGGATGATTAAATAAATCATAAGTTTTCTTATGGAATGTATAACCACCTCTTGAGAATGAGTTAAAACCTAAGTTTAAAGCCATATCTTTATTGTTTTGGAAAGTACCATAGTTAGCACCACCAGCAGCATATGCACCTTGAGCAGCTAATAAATCATCAATATCTAAAGATAAATCTATACCAGCGTAAAGAGCCATCTCTTTTGCACCTCTATATTTATCTAAAGACTTTACGATAGCATCAAAGTCAGCCATTGTAATTGAAGCAGAACCTAAGTCCATAGACTGACCTCTACTTTCAATAAAATCTAACAAACCTTCTGTACCTCTTTGAGTCATATTAGTTTGAGCTGTAGCAACTTGCTTTCCTAAGATTAACTGTAATTCACAGTAGTCCAAGAATCTCTTATACGTATCAGCTTCACCTTTTAAATACCATAGATAACCAGAACCCATTTTTTCGTTGTCTACCTTGAAGTAGATTACGTTAGTAGCTTCTGTACCAGAAACCTCAAATGATTCTTTGATAATCATAACATTATTTTCATAAGTATGAACTCTAGGCATCAAAGACTCAGGCTGTCCACTGTTCTCTGCAAATGTGTTACCAATAATAGTAACAGCTTCACCACTACCAGTTGTTGTATAATTAGAGCCAGTAAAAGCACCTTGTGTGTTATATACAGATATTGTTGGAGCTGAAGCA